AACTGCTCGCCCTGCTTTTTCAAACATAAAACAATTTCCTTTAATTAATGAGATAGTTTATGTTTTTACCCTCCCCTCTCCTGATTCCCAAAACTCAGGACAAAATAATTTTCAATATTATTTTACCCCTGTTAGTATTTGGAATAGCCAACACCATAATGCTTTACCTAATGGGTTAGTTTTTTCAGAAGCCCAACAACAAGATTACCAACAAACCGAAGCTGGAAATGTTAGAAGAGTAACAGATGGGGGTACTGAAATTGAATTAGGGCAAACTTTTATAGAAAAAGCAAATATTAATCCACTTTTACCTTTTGAAGGAGATATTATATATGAAGGTAGATGGGGTAATTCAATTCGTTTTGGCTCAACTGTAAATGGTAAAACAAATTGGTCTCAAGTAGGTGAAAATGGTGATCCTATTACTATTATCCGAAATGGTGAAGATCCTGATAATGGAAATGAAGGTTGGATTCCTACTGTAGAGGATATTAATAAAGATATTTCTTCTATTTGGATGGGTTCGACTCAACAAATTCCATTAGAGGCAGCAAGTTCAATTTATAATTCATATTCTTCACCCCCAGACACACCAAACCAATATGCCGGTTCTCAGATTATAATTAATTCAGATCGAGTTGTTATTAATAGTAAAACGGATCATGTAATGCTTTCTTCGGCTAAATCGGTTTCACTGAATGCCGTAGATAGCGTTAATATAGACACTAAAGAACATATTGTAGACGCAGATAGCATTAAATTAGGGTCCAAAGATGCTACTGAATCTTTAATGTTAGGAGATAAAACAGTTGATTTGTTAGGTAAAATTTTAGATGAAATGGTAGCCATAAGTGGTCAATTAAGCACTTTAGTAAGTTTACCTCCTGGGGCACCTTTTGTTCCTTTAAATGCTCAAGCAGTTCAATCTCAAGTTAAACTCAACCTATACAAAAATCAGCTTAAAACTTTATTATCAAAACAGAATAAAACAATCTAATGGCGTTTGGAGCAATCATACAAGGTTTAATAAAAAATGCAGTTAAAAGTGCTGTGAATTTTGAAGTGGCAGTTGATCCCTTAATTGCTCAACTTCAACAATCTTGTCCTCCTAAAGCTGAACTAGATAGAATTTTACAGCAAAAAAATCAACTATCTCAAGCTTTAACTCAAGTTCAAACCACCTTAACTACTATTACAGATACCTCTAATACAATTAACGGTGTTTTAACTGGGGTTAATACGGCTGTTACAATTATTAAAACACTCCCAATTCCATCTTCAGTTCCCCCAGGGGTAGGTATTCCTTTAAATGTTATAAATGGATTTTCTTCGGCATTAGATGCATTAGGGATTTTAATTAAAGAGGGTCAAGGTACTGTGAGTCAAATCACCCCGGCTATTAGAATTATTACTAATAACATTGCAACTATTCAAGATAAGTTATCTCAATTAGATGGTTTACTTGTAAGATGCTTAGAAGAACAAACCGTTGGTTTAACCAATGAAGAAAAGGAGGCATATTTTAATAGTTTAGGAATTAATTTATCCTCACCTTCTACTACAGGAGATGGAACACAAAATGAAGAAACTTTAGAAGATAGATTAAGTGCTAACGCTTTAAATCCTTACATTTATAAAGGATATACTATTGTTTTAGATAGCAATGCTAATAATAAATTTTCTTTTCCTGAAAGAAGAGCTTTAGCTACTAATTCTGAAGGAACTAAAATTGTAGGGCCCTGGTCTTATAGTGCTTCAACCCAAGTACTAATAGATGGTATTAAATTTGAAATTGATAAACAAGAAAAATTAGCTTTAAGAGAAGCAGATGCTTTAGCTCAAGCTCAAGCTTTAAAATTAGCAACTGATAAAATCCAAGCAGCTGTATTATCTCAAACCTCAGGAACTGCAGGCACTGTAGGTACTGCAGGCACAACTACTTCTTCTTCTACCCCCCCACCCCCACCAGATTTCCCACCTTTTGGAACTCCCGGTTACACACATGGGCATGTTAGATTTAAAAGTGGTAAAGCTTGGAGATGGTTAGCGGGATCTCAACCAAAGTGGGTTGAACATACAATTTCTTATCAACCCTTTACTGAAAAGGGAACAAATGGTGAAGAAAGATTTATTAGAGAAAATCCCTCAACCCCATTCCCCAGAGTATACTATAAATGGAATGAGACATTTTATAAATGGGTATTCGAAAGACGTGTTGAAAATTCAATTTAAAAATTACTAACTTTAATATTTATAACTAAAAAATAGCATGAAAGCGACAGAACTTAAGAAAATGATTAAGGAAGCTGTAAAAGAGGCCATTCAGGAAGAATTAAAAGATATTCTTCTTGAAGCAGTTCGTTCTCCAAAACAGGTGGTTACTGAGAACGTTGCTATGCCTACTCCTCAATTATCATCAAAACCTATGATTGATTCTAAAAAAGCATATATGGATGTAATGGCCGAAACAGCTTTAAATTTTACATCTAGAGATGCTCAAACATTTAGACCCCAAGGACGATTTGACCCAGCAAACGGAACCCTCCCTGATGGAAGTGTTAGTATGGACCAAATTATGGGACTTTTAAATAGTAAATAATGGCTCAAAGAATAGCAAATAAATTCCCTCTTGATACTCAAGCTAGAAAAGCTCTGGGGGTAGCTCTCCCATTTTCAGGAGGAGGTGATGCTGTTTTTAACTCAAATTATTCTACAAAAGATCAAATTAAATCAAATTTAATTAATTTCTTTTTAACAAATCAAGGCGAAAGATTATTTCAACCTAATTATGGAGCTAATTTAAGAGCAGAAATTTTTAGTATTGTTAATAGTCAAAATTATGAATATCTAAAATCTAAGATAGAAAACGATATAAAAAACAACTTTCCTAATGTTAGTGTATCAGATATTGAAGTATTAGGTAGTGAGGATTATAACTCAATTCAAGTAATAATAACATATAATGTAATCCCTTTTGGGATACAGGATCAATTAAATTTAGCATTTAACTAATGGCAGCTAAAAATATAAAATACTTAAATAAAGATTTTAGCATTTTCAAACAACAATTAATTGATTATGCTAAAACTTACTATCCTAATAGTTACAATGATTTTACACCTTCTTCACCAGGAACCATGTTTATTGAAATGGCTTCTTATGTTGGTGATGTTTTATCATTTTATTTAGATAATCAAGTTCAAGAAAATTTCTTACAATTTGCTCGCCAAGATTCAAATCTATTTAATTTAGCTTACATGATGGGGTATCGTCCTAAAGTGACTACTCCTGCTACTACTGAGATAAGCTTGTATCAAAGAGTACCTTCAATTTTAAGTGCTTCAATTTCAGTTCCAGATTTTTCTTACGCATTAAAATTAAATTCAAATTCTTTAGTAGGATCATCTTTAATTAGTACTACTCCATTTTTAATTCAAGATGATGTAGATTTTAGTTTTTCAAGCTCATTAGATCCTACGGAAGTTACAGTTTATAGTGTAGTAGGTAACCAACCTGAATATTTTCTTTTAAAGAAAACTCGTAAAGCTATCTCAGCTACTATTGGCACCGCAACTTTTGATTTTGGGGCACCCCAACAATTCCCGACAGTAGAAATTAATGCTTCCAATATTATTGGAATTTTAGATGTTGTAGATTCTGATGGGAATAATTGGTATGAAGTACCTTATTTAGCTCAAGATGTTATATTTGATTCTATAAAAAATACTAACACAAACGATCCTAATTTTTCAAACGATTCTTCAGATGCTCCTTATCTTTTAAAGTTAAAGCAAGCTGATAGAAGATTTGCATCTCGTTTTAGAAGTAGATCAACCCTAGAATTACAATTTGGTTCAGGTGTAGTTTCAAATAATGATGAAACTATTGTTCCTAACCCTGACAATGTTGGTTTAGGTTTACCATTTGAAAAAGATAAACTTACAACAGCATTTTCACCTACAAACTTTATCTTTACAGATAGCTATGGTATTGCCCCTTCAAATGTCACCCTTAATGTAAGATATTTGACTGGAGGGGGAGTTCAAGCTAATATTCAAAGTAATCTTTTAGACACTTTAACATCAGGTACCTTAAGATTTGTTAACCCTGGATTAACCCCTTCAAACGCCCAAGATATTTACAACTCATTCCAAGTTATAAATCTTGTAGCAGCTGATGGGGGTAGTGATGGGGATACTTTAGAAGAAATTAGACAAAATTCTATAGCTCAATTCCAATCACAATTAAGAACTGTTACTCAAGAAGACTATTTAGTTAGATCTTTAAGTTTACCTTCACAATATGGTTCAATAGCTAAAGTATACGCTACTCCTCAATTAGCTAGTGAAGTTTCTGAAACTGAAAAGATTTCTTCTTTAGATTTATATGTATTGGCTTTTAACAATTTAAACCAACTACAAACTCCTTCATTAACTCTTAAAAACAACCTTAAAACATACCTATCTCAGTATCGTATGATTAATGATACTGTAAATATTAAAGATGGGTATATTATAAACATTGGGATAGATTTTGAAATTATAGTATTACCTAACTATAACAGTAATGAAGTATTAATTGAATGTATTTCTGCTTTACAAAATTATTTTAATATAGACAAATGGCAGATTAATCAACCAATTTTATTAAAGAATCTTTTTATTCTCCTAGACCAAATCCCAGGAGTTCAAAATGTTAAAAACATTAAAATTTCCAACAAAGCAGGAGTAGCCTCTGGATATTCAGCTTTTGGATATGATATTGAAGGTGCTACAATAAACAATGTAATTTACCCATCAATTGATCCCTCAATTTTTGAATTAAAATACCCTGATACTGATATTAAAGGACGTGTAGTATCTTATTAAGAAAAATATTTATCATAAATAGAACATTATGCCTCTTATAACTCAAAAAGTAAATTTAAAAGATAGCTTCCAATATACCAATTTGGATTTGGAGGATAGTGGGCCTATTAATGTTTCTAATTATAACCATTCTCAACAATGGGTTCCTTCTAGTGGGTATTCAACAAGCCCACAAGGTCAAAAACAAGGAGGTGCTTTAAAGCAAAATGGATTTAATGGACCTGAAGGGTTAGACCTTGAAAATAATGGCCCTATTAATGCCTCTAACTATAACCATTCTCAACAGTGGATTCCTTCTAGTGGGTATTCAACAAGTCCACAAGGTCAAAAACAAGGAGGTGTATTAAAACAAAATGGGTTTAATGGGCCTGATGGGTTAGACCTTGAAAACAATGGTCCTATCAATGCTTCTAATTATAATCATTCTCAACAGTGGACTCCCTCTAACAGGTATGTAAATAATCCTCAAGGACAAAAAAGAGGGGGAATTTTACAATTTGATGGATTTAATGGGGTAGAAGAATTAGACCTTGAAAATAATGGTCCTAAATCAACCCCAACCTATACTCAACAATGGACTCCATCTGATGGGTATGCCGGTAGTCCTCAAGGTCAAGTTCGATCAAATAATTCACCCGCTCAACAAAATAATTTTAAAACCTCAGCATTAGATTTAGAAAATACTGAAGCCGGAGTTAGACAAGGAGGAAATGGTGGACCTATTAATTGGTCCTATACATCTAAGATAGGAAGTGAAATAAAATCATTCCCAACTACACAACCATATGTTCCTAAATCAACATATATTGACTCACTCCAGGCCAAAGACTTAGCAACAAATCTAAACTTAAACGATCAATTTAGATAAAATGGCAGTATATAAATTATTTCCTGAAAAAGACGCTACTTTATATTCATTTTTACCTACAATGAATACAGGGTTAGATTCTCAAATAGAGGCTACTACTACTGCCTTTGGATCATCTGATCCTAACCCTCAAGTATCTAGATTCCTTATTCAATTCAATAATAGTGAAATGGGTAATGTTCTGGATAACTTAATTACTTCTGCTTCTATTGAAAGAGATTGGAAATCATATTTAAGATTTTATTCTTCTAAAGCTACAGGTTTAACTGCTGATACTACAATTGATATTCATTTAGTAGCTAAAAACTGGAATATGGGTACTGGATTATATTTAGATGATCCTTTAACTACTAATGGTACTAGCTGGATTTTTACTGATAGATCTGGTTCTTTAAGATGGATGCCCTCAAACATCCCTTCGGGCTCAGATGCTTATGGTTCCTACACAGGATCATTTAATACTTCCTCAGTAGTTGCTGGGGGTGGGGTTTGGTATACTTCTAGTATTAACGGGTCAGAAACTTATGGGTGGGCTTTATCCTCTTCAGTAACATTTAATTATCGAAGTGATTTAGATGTTGTCCAAGATGTTACTGAGATGGTTTACCACTGGGTAGGTTCTGGAAGTGCTGCAGCCGCAATTCCGAATTACGGGTTTTTAGTAAAACAAGCCGAATCTCAAGAATTTGTAGATAGTAAAGATTCACAAGCAGAATTAAAATACTTTTCAGTTGATACTTCTACTATTTATCCTCCTGTTTTAGAATTTAGATGGGATGATTTTAAATGGGAAACTGGTTCACTTTCAGTTCTTTCATCTGATACCCCGTATATTTCTTTAGCTGAAAACCCAGGAACCTTTAATCAAGGAGCTGTTAATAGATTTAGAGTTTACTCTCGCCCAGAATACCCTGTTAGAGTATTCCAAACAGCTTCATACTATACAACTAATTATTACCTCCCAGAAGGTTCAAGTTATGCTATAAAAGACTTGGATACAAACGAATTTGTTATTAATTTTGATTCAACCTATACTAAACTTAGTGCTGATAGCTCTTCATGTTATTTTGATATTTACATGAATGGTTTAGAACCTGAGAGATATTATAAAATTTTAATTTCAAGTAGCATAGGTGGAAACCAATATGTGTTTGATAACAATTACTACTTTAAAGTAATTAATGGATAATGGCTGAAAGAATCAATTTAAATAAAAATGTTTTTAATAAAGAGGATTTTCTTAAAACTATAAATACCTCTTTTACTCAATTAGTTCCACCACCCACGGAACCAACACCTTTATTTACAGTTGATGACTTTTTTGTTCAATACGAAAATTTGTTTTTTGAAATTCCTAAAGAAGGTGAAGTTAATTCCCACCAATATTTAGTACAACGTAGTGGTGATTATATTAATTTTGAAAGAGTAAATGAAGAAATTCAAGCTTTATTAGAAGAAATTGCTTCTCTTAGACAAGAAAACTTAGATTTACAACAGCAAGTATTTAATTTGCAAATTCAACAGGCACAACCTACGACCTCAAATACACGTCCTACAAGAACTTCTAATCAAAGAACTACGAATTTATTATAATAAATGGCATCTATAAACCAAATATCACCAGATCAATTCTCAATCCAGGATTACACATTCCAGGATTATACAGTTGTTCCTAATTTTGGAATAACATCTTTATTTCAAGCGGAAGAAGATGTGGTAGAATATTTTATTTATGATAATAATAAAAATCTTTTATTAGAGAACTATCAATTCCCAAATTACTCCTTTACAGAAGATCCTTCAATTACTAATTTAGGAGGTTATTCTACTATTAATTTAAACCCTGAAAGAGATTTAATTAGTAATGGGTATGATGTAGGTCAATACAATACAGTTTATAATTTCTTTGAACCTCAATTAGGAAGTAATTTTTCATCTTCTTTCTACATTAAAGAAATTTCTTCAGATAGAACTGAATTAAGATTATCTTCTAATGCTATCTCATCTGATACTATTTTAGCTTTATTTCCTTCATTTAAACAAAAATTAGAAGGAGAAAGTTATTTTAATGAATTCTATTTAAATTTTGGTAAAAACCAAATTGTTATTGGGGTTAATACTCAATTAGATGGTTCGGATGTTTTAATAAAATTATATGAACCTCTTCCAACTACTTTTGTTTTAAAAGATACTTGTTGGGTTGTATTGAAGATAGCAGATCCTGTAGCTTACAATATTAATTTAATTTCTGAAATTACTCCTTTAGTTGAAATCCCATTCCTAAAAGGACCTAACACTAACATTCAGATTAAAGAAGAAATTAATAATTCTACTGATTTAAAATCTTATGCTGAGTTAATCTCATCTAATTTAACAAGCTCATACCAACAGGTAAGTAATTTGTTAAATAGTAAAGGAATTGAAATTAGTGTTGATTATACTGATTATTCTAATTTCGTTTTCTTTAGTTCAGCTGAACAAAGATTACTTAATTTTTATGAAAAAGTATCTTTAATTGAAGGATACCAAAATAGTTTAGCCACTGGAAGTTTCAATATTACAGGATCTACCTCAGCATCTTTCTATGCATCTGAAAGTCAAAATCTAGTTCAAACCCAGATCAATAATATTATTAAGAATTTTGATGGGTATGAACATTACTTATACTTTGAAAGCGGAGCTTATGCTTGGCCTAAACAAAATACAGAACCTCCTTATGTTTTATATTCTACAGGTTCAACCCAAGTATTAGATTGGATTGGTAATAGTAATGAAAACGCAGGCAATACAAGCCCATCTTCAATTTATCCATACGGAAAATATGGGGGTTTAGCTTTATCTGCATCACGTTTTGATAATGATAATCAAAACAGCCTAACTAAAACTATCCCAGAATACATCTCAAATGATTCTCAAAATGCTCCTTATGAGTTATTTGTTGAGATGATAGGTCAACATTTTGACAACATTTGGATTTATCTTAAGGATATTACAAACAAATACGATGCTGATAACCGTTTAAACTACGGTATTTCAAAAGATCTTGTTGCTCAAGCTATTAGGGATTTTGGTTTAAAATTATACCAAAACCAATTTGCCTCAGATGACCTTTACTCAGCATTTTTAGGTATTACACCTTCTGGCAGTCTATTACCGTCTACTGGCTCGGAACTTATTACTTCATATGTAACGGCATCTTCCGATGTTATCCCGTTAGACGACGTTAATAAATCGATATATAAACGCTTATACCACAATTTACCATACCTCTTAAATAAAAAAGGTACAATTCAAGGTATTAAAGCTTTGATCGCCTCTTATGGTATTCCTAATACAATTTTACGTGTTAGTGAATTTGGTGGTAAAGATAGAGACAATTCAAACGATTGGGATTACTGGTATAATAAATTTAATTATGCCTTTGAAACCTCAGGCTCAAAATTTGTATCAAGTTCATTTGCAGTTAATTCAACTTGGGGGGCAGCTAATGATGTTCCTAATGCTGTAGAATTTAGATTTAAAGCTGAAAATGTACCTCCTACAAATTATTCTCAATCTCTTTGGACATTAAACGGAGGAGCCGAGTTAACTCTTGAATACACAGGTTCAGGTTTAACTACTAGTTCTCTTTATTCGGGTTCGGTAGTTGATACCTACTACCAATATGGTACTTTACATTTCAAACCAACTCCAACTACCTCAGCAAGTGTTTATTTACCATTCTTTGATGGTGGTTGGTGGTCTGTTTTAGTAAATAAAAGTTCAAATACTTATGAACTTATCTCTAAAAACAAAATATATCAGGGAGACGATGCTTCATTAATTGGGTTCCAATCTAGTGGTAGTGTAACAGTATCTACAACAAACTGGACAAATTCTACAGTAAGTACTTTTGCAAGTGGTAGCCAAGAATCATTCTCTGGAAGTTTACAAGAAGTTAGATATTATAAAGAAGCTTTAACTCAAGCTACATTTGACGATTATGTAATGAACCCACTTTCATCTGAAGGTAATTCATTAAATTCATCACCATTAGAATTAATATTCAGAGCACCTTTAGGAGCAGAATTAGAACAAACTTCAGACATCCAACAAAGTTCAATTCACCCTAAAATTACAGGTTCTTGGACTGTAACTCAATCATTTGCTTCTGATAGTAACTTTAACTATAGTTCAACTCCATATTTTATTCCTAATACGGAATATATTTTCTTGGATCAACCTGCTGCTGGTATTAAAAACCGCATTAGTGATAAAGTAAGAATAGGAACTCAAATCACCCCTACAGGTAGTGTTTTATCTCAGTATCGTTCAATTGAACAACAATTACCTTTATCACAATCTTATACCCCAGACATTAATCTATTAGAGGTAGCATTTTCACCTCAAAATGAAATTAATGATGACATTATTGAACAAATTGGTTACTTTAATGTTGGAAATTATATTGGTGATCCTCGTTACATTTCTTCATCAAGAACAGATTATGAAGATTTATCAAAACTAGCAATCGAATACTTCCAAAAATATACTCACAACTATGATGTATATGATTATGTTCGTTTAATTAAGTATTTTGATAACTCATTATTTAAGATGATCAAGGACTTTGTTCCTGCTAAAACATCTTTACAATCAGGTGTAGTTATCAAACAACACTTACTCGAAAGAAATAGATACCCACAACCCCAAGTAGAATGGGAACAAAACGATTATAGTGGATCTATCTCAGTAGGATCATTTAGTGGTGGTCCTGGAGGTTCAGTAAATACTTTAAATACTCCTGCAGGTTGGTTAAGAGTTCAAGATAATGATCCATTAAGTAATCTTGTAATTGATACTACCCCTAAAACAGTATTTACATCTTCAGTATATTCATTCATTGATACCCTTAACGATACTTTCTTTGAGACTAATGGTCAAACAGTTGGAACTGGGTTAGGTTTACCTGATACATCTGGAAGATTAACAAATATTACTGATTACGATTATACTGGAGATATTCAATTCTCACTATTTAACTACCCTCCAGCTCTTGGCTCTCAAGTTGATATTAAAGTTGATATTGTAGAAGAAGGAAAAGGCATTGTTGTTACAGATACTCAAACTGTACCAACTGGTACAACATTCTACTTTAGATTTAATCAATTTACTTTCAAAGCAAGAACAACATATTTTGTTCAATTATCTACAACCTCAGGCTCAACTCGTGTAAGAAGATTCCAATTAACATTTGAAAATTGGGGCCAACCTCAAAACTGGAATGGTCAAGTTTACATTGATGATAATGTAGATACTATTGCAGGAATATTTAAAAAATTTGATACTTCAGAAGCTCAATTCTACAATGGTGAGTATAGTGGTTCTACTCTTATAGCAACTACTCAATCCTTAAATCCAGAATGTAGAGTTTGGTTAGATGCTATTCCTTCAGGATATTACTATACAGCTTCAGTATTTTCTCCTTCAGTTAGTGAAGATATAACTTATAGTAGATTTATAGATCCGGTCAATACTCCATTATTAGATGGTCAGATTTTCTTCTTGCAAGATGGTGCTACTTCTTTAACTTCTGCTATTAGAATAGCTAAAGTAGATGCTAATGGTAATAATTTAGAAGAAAACTTAGCCGAACTTACTTCTTTATCAACAGTATCTGAATTAGGTTCTTTAACCTATAATTCTAATGGAATCCCAACAGATTTAGGAACTGACTTTTTAGTTGAAGTTAACAATAGTCAAGTTGCTCCTACCTCTACATTTGATCAAACATTAGATGTAGGTTTTGGGGTAGGTGATAGTGATAGTGATACTAATTTCTTTGTCTTTGAGAGAGGAGGTGGAACTGGAAAAGGAGTACCTGAAACCAGCTTTATTCACCCTGTTTTAACCGGATCAGGGGATGATGGTAAAGTGATGTATGCTGCTCCTTTTAGCCAATTCTATTTCCCCCAAGGTTCAGGATCTGTTCGCCCAGGCATAGTGTTAACTAATGGAAATACAACTGATTACCCTGATGAGAGAGCAGGATGGTATCCTCGATCAGGATCTATAGTATACCACTATAGTAATGCTTACCGTTCATATATAGGTAATTTAGAAATTAATGATGATGCTAATTTCCAAATTGCTAATGGTAGCACTAACGATGTAACTTTTAGATTAGCAATTTATGCTAAAGATCCTGGATTATATCCTGGTAAAGGATTTTATCGTGCTATATCTTTAACAGACGAACGTACATTAAATGCTGGGGGTCAATTTGTTGGTGGGTTTACCTGGAATAAAACGAATCTTCTCTCCGCATCTCAACTACCATCTAATTTTACTACTTACGAAGATACACCTTACTATTTAGGTGTAATTACTTCATCTTACAACCCAACAGGAAAATATGCAACTCTTGATTTTCAAAGAATGGGTAATATTCAATTTGGGGAAGCTGCTACTTTAGTAGACGCTATTGAAACCATCCCTGAATTCTCCAACCCCGGTACGTTCCAAAACTCAGATTGTGACGTATTAGCTGGAAATGCTACTAATGATAGAGATAGTGTATTCTGGATGGATGTCGATTACTCTTCAAATGCTGCTATTGCTGTAAACTCTGAAGCTATTATCTCGGGTGGAGCTACTAAAGCAGAAGTTCAGGATTCAAATTATACTTTAACTCGTCACATTAACCCAAGATACAATGGTTCTAGATCAACCTCAGAACAATTAAATGTTTGGACCTCAGGTTCAACAAATACTTTTGGTAAATTGGCAGTAGCTGATAGTGATAAAACATACTTTGCATATTTTGATTTTATAAATGGTTTATCCCCTGAATTAAAAAATAAAAGTATAGCCCACATTCAATTCTTAGTTTCAGAATCAGGAGAACAAATCCCTCCAGATAGTGATAAATTATTTATTACTCAAAATACCTTCAAAACTGGAGAAAGAGTAATAATAAACTTAAATGATCCTCTTCGCTTTGAAGTTCCTATGAATGAATTAAATGGTTTAAAAACTATTTACAGAGGAGGTCAACGTGTAGATTCTATTCTATACACTGATAGTGGAAGTTCATATGTTTCTACAATTAATTTTGATACAGGTTCATTTTCTGTAATAGATTATGAATTTGGTACTTTAAATAATTTAGGTCCCTTTACACCTTCTTCAGGAATAAATCAATACGATCGTTGGGACACTGACACCAAAGCAAATGCTCAATGGAATAATACCACTGATATTTATACTTTTGCTAGTGATACTAACTCTCCTGTTAAATTTAAAGTATCTTCTGAATTTTTGTTTTCAAATGCTGGAGGTACTATAACCTTATATATAGTTAAAAACTGGACTTCAGGTACACCTTCTCCCTCACAAATCTTAGCTCAACAATCTTTTGGCGGTGGGGGTAGTTCGGGTACTGCTACATTTAATTTAGAAACTAGTTTCTTAAACTTTGATAGTGGTGATACTGTCCAAGTAGTTTATAATAGTACTTTTACAGGAGTTACTTATATCTTAAATAGGTTAGGCAATGATACCTTCCAGGCTGTAAACCAAATTAATCCTAATGGAAGTATAGATGCTACCTTCTGGACAACAGGTTCTGCTCCTGATACTTGGCTAACTGCTTCTCTAGATTTAAGTGCAGCCTATGGATCTAAACAATTAGATGTTATTCCTTATGATGGAACTACAAACAATCCAGAATTTGATCCTATTATCCAAAACTTTACTGTAAGAGTAGGTGATGAAATTAGATTCCAAGGTGCTGAAGCTTATGCCAGAATGATTACTAAAGTAATTGAACCTTCAGTATCTTTAGATGGTAAATTATATCTTGAACTAGATAATTTAACTCCTGTTGGAGCGAACGCCGATCACTTCTTAATAAGAAGATATGTTGATGATGCATCATATATAATTTTAGATACTACTAAACCTATTGGTTCAACATCACCTGGAACTTTAGTTCCTGAATTTACAACAGATACACTTCAGAATAATCTTCCAAATGCATCTCAAGATATAATCAAAAGTATAACTTAACTTGGATAATAACTTACAATTTAACATATTTATTAAACGACAATATTTATAATAAAAACAACCCATGGGATATTTAAATAATTCAGTAGTAACAGTTGATGCTATTCTAACTACTAAAGGTAGAGAGCTTTTAGCTAAAGGTGATGGTTCTTTTAGAATCACTCAATTTTCTTTGGGTGATGACGAAATCGATTATACACTTTATAACCCAACTCACCCTTCAGGTTCAGCTTATTATGGTCAGGCAATTGAAAACATGCCTTTGATTGAAGCTATTCCTAATGAACAACAAATCATGAAATACAAGCTTGTAACTTTACCTCGTGGTACTGCTAAAATGCCTATTTTGGATTTGGGTTATACTGGTATTACCTTAAAACAAGGAGCTTCATTAGCAATTACTCCCCAAACCCTTAATTACTTGGGTGAAGGTCAATTATTTGAAACAAGTGGTTATACAGCTACTATCGGTGATGTAAGAACCATGGCTTCATTTACCGCTACTGGAATTGATACCCCAGCTGCAAACGCAGCTAACCAAACTGTAACATTAGGAACTTCAGTTTCTAAGACAGTAGTTGGTACTACAATTAACTTAAAAGCTACAACCGTTAACACATTGTTTGGTTCAAACACTGCGCTTTATACTACTATTACAGTAACTGGTAGAGATTCAGGTGCTCGTTTAACAATCCCTGTAACAATTACTAAAGTATCCTAAATTAGATAACAAATGGCATCATTTAAAAGACTAGACCCAGAAGATTTTGTAATCTCAGCAGATTCAATCTCCGCAACTTTGTGGAGTACTGGTAATCCTACATTAACAGAATTTTACACTTCTTCTACTCAAGAGGCTTCTTCTGCTGGTAACTATTACCTTTCTGTTTACCAAACTTCTTCAACTGAACCTGCAGCTGCTGTTCAATTTGATATTGCTTATGGTAACGAATATGGTAGTGGTAGTATTTTCTATGATAATGCCGTAACTGGATCTTCATACACTAGAACAGTTTATGGCCAGTATCGTAACTTAGTATTAGGTGATGAAAATTCAAGATTTACCTTTGGTACTGTTACCCAATCTGATTTTTATGTAATTAACTTTGAAAGAGCAAGATACAAAGAAAAATTATTTTTAGGTTCTTTCAATTTAACTCTTACTAGTGGTAGTAGAACCTTATCTCTTACAGATAATAGTAATGATGTAACCACAGTATCTTATACTGATGCCGGTAGAGTTTACCAAATTGTATCAGGTTCAAATGGTGCTGCTTACTCAGGAACAGGATATCACCCATCTTCAGGATCTTACGGTTTACTTCTCCCAGATATTGGTGTAGCACTTTTAAATGCTAAAGCATTAGATACAGATGGTCCTTACGGTGTTCTTTTGGGAACTGGAAGATCATTTGATACTGATAATAATAATAACAGAAGATTATTTGCTTCTATAAATAATGGTGCTTCATTTGCTATAAATTCTGAAGAAACAATTTCATCTGATTTTATCTTTGTTAGAGCAAGAAACAGCGAATTTAACTATTCAGAAAACCCATCATTTATCTCGGGTTCAACTGGTGAAGTACTTTATCAATCATTTATTGATAACCCAAAATCATATATTACAACTATTGGTTTATACAATGATAATAATGACTTAGTAGCTGTGGCTAAAATGTCAAGACCTTTAGTTAAAGATTTTACAAAAGAAATTCTCGTAAGAGTTAAGTTAGACTTCTAATGAATGAGTGCATTCAAACAATTTTTAGCTAAGGACATTAAGGTAGTCCCTTTCACTGTTAATAAAGACTTTTCCTTTACTAATGGTGAGTTCTACACATCCTCGGCTGACAATGGTACTTACAAACAATATGTGGGTATTGATAGATTTGTTGGTAAAAATTTAAGTGGATCTAATTTTATTGAATCCACTGATCCAACTACAGGTACCATTACTACTCGTTATCAAAGAACAATTTATAATTCAGTAAAAGAATTATATTATTCTAACTTTTTAACTTCAAGTTGGGGTGATATTAGCAGTGCTAATCAAGCAGAAAACATAACAGGTAGCATTTATACCCCTAACTATTATAATTATCTTTCAAGCACATTAACAGCTTCAAGATATTTCCCTACAGCTTCAGATTCTTACATTGGAGTTATATCAATTCCTTCTAAATTGTATGGTGAATATATTCAACCTAAGTCATTTACTTACGTATTAACCGGTACTGGTTCGGTTATAGATGATGGAGAAGGTAATTTATTGTTCGGGGCTGATAAAGTAGGTAATATTATATATGAACACGGGATTGCTATCTTCACCCTCGCTTCAGGAGATTTAACCCCGTCTTCTTCAGTATCACACGATGATACTAGTGTTTCATTTAAATCTTCATTTACGATTTATGAAACTCAATATAAGTGTACTATAAACACTAGTGAATTTAACTTTAGTTTAAATCCATCTTTAATACAAAATAATACATCAGGATCTTTATATAATTTTGCTACATCTTCATTTTTTGATCCTTATATTACTACGATAGGGTTGTATGATGATTTTCAAAATTTATTAGCCGTAGCTAAACTTTCACAACCTATTCAAAGTTCTCAAACAACCGATACAACGATCCTGGTTAACTTAGACCTTTAAATTATGACTTGGAAATTTAACAATCAGGAAGTTAAGGAAATTTCTGACTTCCCACCTGAAACTCATGGGTTTATTTATAGAATTACCCACCTTCCTTCAGGTAAAGCTTACATAGGAAAAAAAATCCTTCAAAATACTAAAAAAGTAAAATTAACTAAAAAAGAATTAGCTGAATACGCTCACGTTGTAGGTAGAAAACCAGCATATAAATTAGCTATAAAAGAATCAGATTGGAAAACATATTGGGGTTCAAATAAAATTTTATTAGCTTTAGTTAAATCTGAGCCCGAAGAAAACTTTAAACGTGAAGTTTTAGTTTGTGCTCCCTCAAAAAAATTGTTAACTTATTACGAATGTAAATTTTTATTTATATATCAAGTTCTAGAAAAACCGGATGAATTTTTTAATGATAACATTCTTGGAAAGTTTTTTACACGTGACTTTGATGTCTAAAATAGGTTTTGTATCTTACCACTTATGGTAAATGAGCTATTAGTAAACTTAGTTAATTCTGTTTTAGGAGCAGGCAAACGCACAGCGAGAGGCAACCAAGCCCATCATTGTCCGTTTTGTAACCACCATAAACCCAAATTAGAAATCAATTTTTCTGAAGGTAAAAAAGGATACAATCCTTGGCACTGTTGGGCTTGTGACAAGAAAGGTACTAAAATCTCTACCTTATTTAAAAAAGTAGAAGCATCTCCTGAAAAGTTTGAAGAATTAAAAAATATTATAGGAGCTGAAGTTGAATTTAAATCAGTAACTACTACTACAGATCTTAAACTTCCAGACGAATTTAAAACATTTGAAAATAATCGAGATATTATAGCTCGACATGCTTTTGCTTACCTTAAAAACCGAGGTATTACTAAAGATGATATTTTAAAATATGGTATTGGCTATTGTGATTCAGGCCGATATGCTAATATGGTTATTATACCATCGTATGATGCTAATGGTAATTTAAATTATTTTACAGGTCGTTCGTTTGAGAAAGATCCTTATGTGAAGTATAGAAATCCTGAAGTATCAAGGGATGTTATTCCTTTTGAATTGTTTATTAACTGGGATTCACCTCTTATATTATGTGAAGGGCCATTTGATGCTATTGCTATTAAACGTAATGCAATTCCACTTTTAGGGAAAAACATACAACAAAATTTAATGAAAAAAATTGTTACATCTACTGTTGAAAAAATTTATATAGCTTTAGATACTGACGCCCAAAAACAAGCACTTAAATTTGCTGAATATTTTATGAATCAAGGTAAAGAGGTCTATTTAGTAGAACTCGAAGGGAAAGACCCAAGTGAAATGGGATTTGCTCATTTTACAAAGCTAATTCAAAACACATTTCCTCTCGACCAATATAGTTTTATGGAGAAGAAATTACAATTATTATGAGTAAGAGAAACATTAAGCATTCCTACGACCGCATTCTAGAAATTTCAGAGGATGCTAAACAAATTACAATGCCAGACTCACGTTACTACAGACGTAACGGAAAATATTATCCTTCTATCACTTATGTGCTATCAGCTTATCCTAAAGGAAAACATTTTGAAGATTGGCTTAAAAACATGGGTCGTTCAGCTGACTATATTGTTAAAAAAGCTGGTGAGGATGGTACTGCTACCCACGAATTGGTTGAAGATTATTTGAACGGTAAAGAATGTTCTTTTCTTAACCAATGGGGTAACCCACAACACAATCCAGACGTATGGCAGATGTTTCTACGTTTTGTAGACTTTTGGGAAACTTACAAACCAAAATTGATTGAAACTGAAGTTCATCTATTCTCAGATGAGCTAGAGATAGCAGGTACGTGTGACTTAGTTTGTGAAATTGATGATAAACTTTGGATTATCGATTTTAAAACCTCTAACCATTTACAAACAACGTACGATTTACAAACAGCTGCTTACGCTAAATGTTATGAAGAATGCTATGGTAAA